CCTAATATAAAATCATTTCCTACAGTTAAATTCAGAGCGGTCTCAAGCGCTCCGTCTGGCACTTCAAATGAGTTACGCTGAACATAACGTCCGCGAAACTGCCTAATTTCTGAATAGCTGTAGCTCATGGGGGCCCAATCCAACGTCTTTGGCTAAATTTGTTGCCTCTCACTAGACTTCGCCGATGAATGACGACCACTGGTTCTCCGTCGATTCGAGGGCTCATAATGGATTTAAAATCCTTCTCCTCTGCAGGAATATTAACTTTTGCAAAGCGATCAGCCGCGTCAAAATCTCCTACCGCTTCGAGAATGGCTTGGCATACGTGGGATTTTATTAAAGCTATAGCCTCGTTTGGCATATTATTTAAAACTGGAGAATATTCGGGAGGGCAAACATAATCTCCCACGCTCAAATTGGTTGGCACATCTCCAGCTGTAAATTTTAGAGTTGTTCCTACGATCGCTTGCACCGTTTTGTCGAAATCTAAAATACTAGATCCTGATTTTTTTTTCACAAAATCGATATCTGTCGATCCCGTCACAAAACTTGGAACACTTGCTAGAGTAACTTCGTCATACCCACTGACATCATAAGCAACACTGGTAACTGTTCCGGCATCAGCTGCAAGCATAAGTTTAGAAGGCGCAAGCCTCCACCATAATACCAGGGACATATAGGTAGTATTTGTTGGAACCGTGGGTAGTAATTTGATGCGGTCGCCTTCGAAATAGAATCCGGAAATATCAGAGGACATTGTAAAATAAACTTGGTCTTCTAAAGCAATGAGTGGAAGACTTCTGAGAGCTCCTTGACCGTCCTTTAGCTGTATATCTCTTAAACCTCGCGCGACGGATCTATATGGAACATCATAAAATTGCATTCCTCCAACTAAAGGAATTTCATCCTTCCGCACAAAAAAATCTGTATCGAAACTTTCGATCAAAGGGACCATGCGGCTTGCTATTTTCTCGTCGGCAAAGGCCAACATATCCGCGTCCTCAAGTAAGCTTTGCCTCGAGGGAACGGTAGTTGATCTTTTCACGGCGGCAAGCAATGACTCGCTCGTAATCATTTGTAACCCATTTTATTCATCATACCCTTTTTTTGAGGACCTGATTCTGAGGCTAAAATTACCGCTTTTGTTTTACCAGCGATGGGAGATTTCTTAGATTTTGCCATAAATTCTCTCATCATGTCTTGAACAGTTTTATCCTCGTCTTCTTCGTGTTCTTCTTCCTCTGTAATTCCACCTAAATGTTCCGCAACTTCTTCTTCTGGAGTTTCCATGGCTTCGTGAAGTGCATGTTTTACGTCGATATCCTCATCCTCTTCCCCCATGTTTTCCTTAGCGAACATCTCTTTGATTAATTGGCGCAAAGCCTTCATTTTTGCGTTATCCATCATTTCGCCGTGCATAATTTTTCTCCATTTTGTAATTTACAATTTTAACATTTTTTCTAGATCGTCATAAGTAATATAAGTAATATAATCCATTGTTTTCCTAAGCTATTCTGATTGCATACATAAAATTGAACCCCTGATCCGCGTTATTTGTCAAAGTGTTCATATAAACATCTACAGTCACAGAATCAGCTGTAATTCTAATTGGCATGGTAAAATGCAAAGTCATAGAACCACCACTTATATTTGTTATATTAGATTGTAGATAGTTATTTGGACTAACAGCGGTTCCACCTATTCTTAAATTTCCATATACTTTGTCATTATTTGTGTTAGCAGCTTTTAGTTGCAAAATATTGCCGCCAACTAAATAAGTACCTTTATTTAGGGATAAAGATATTAAAGCAGCTGTCGTAGTAGTTGCTGCGGTTGTTGTAGATGTTCTATATCCCGAGCCATTCGTTCCAGTAGCCTCAGATCCAAAAAATTCACCTACATATCCATTAGCTAAAGCATTACCCGTAGTATTCCCGGGCAAGCCTGATGCACTAACAAGTCCGCTTGATGTTCCTGGGACTACGATCCCAAACCCAACAGACGCACCGGCTGAGGATTTTCTGACTCTAAATTTAGTTCCCGTTTCACCTGACCATGGAGCTCCGTTCGCATCGTAGGTGGTTGAGGATGTATAAGCTCCTGAGTTTCCAAAATTGACATAACAAGAATACGGGTCAGAACTTGATTCTAATTCGATACCGAATCTACGACCACCTGCTAAAATGACGGGTTGGTATTTAGAGGTATTAACTGGTTTCCAACCTACTTCGCCTGATTCTTGAACTTCTACTATAATTTGGTCACCGGTCTGTTGTGGTGTCGCCCACTTTACTAAATATTTCGTAACAGAGTAACCACCTGTTGTAGAATTTACGGCAACGATATTACTTCCAGAAGGTCCATAGACCATACCTGTTGAATAAGTTTGGCTAGCCGATGTTCCAGCACTTCCACTGTTACTTGAAAACTCCACATCATTTTGAGCCAGCTGAACAACGCCGCTAGCAGCCCATTCAGAAACAGGAACCGTCCAATACAAATCAATTGTAGACGGAGTTGTCCAAGAAATTGGAACGGTATTGCTCACACCGCTTTGTGCAGAGCTAGTTCCAGAAGCAGTGGTCTGAAAATAAGGTTGTACAGAAGAAGTACTTCCACTTGAAACAACTTGAAATGTCATTGGAGTGCCGTTTGCGTTTGCTTGCGCTTGCCCAAAAACGTTCACACCAAGAGCTGTATTCACCAAAGAGCTATCAATTGTCAAACCGCTCGGCATGTTGACTGTTAAAGTCGCTGCATTGGGGGCACCGCTTAAAGCAATTTTTACGTGAAACCGACCAGTCGTTCCTATTCTTTGGTAATCGCCCGTGTATGTGACGTTTGAAGTCCAACTTCCCGTTGGCGTCCAAGAAATAGGAGCACCTACAACAGCACCTTGAGGCTGAATCCCAGGACCGACGATAACATTTGTAATATAACAAGGCCCAGTTGTTCCGCTTGTGCGTGTTAAGCTGACAGTCCAGTTTGTTGAATTGTCACTATCAAAATAAGCTGTAAATTTTCCACCCGTCACACTAGCTGGCAAAGTAGTTACACTACTGGAATCTGTACTTAAAGGAACCCTGGTTGTCGATTTGTATACAGAAACTCTATATACGTCTGTGGCTGGAGTAGTAAAAAAGAATTCGACTTTAAGCTTTCTGTTTTGGAGTGCTGAAGGCATTGTAAAGGGATAGTATCCCCCAGAAGTACTAGACTCAGTAGTAGCCGAATTAGCGATACTAAAGGCGGTAGCCGTAATAGGGTTAAGGGGAGAGTTACTACCACTCACTACTGTTGTGCCAGTCCATCCCGTTGTCCCATCAGCGCCACTTGAGTTAAGAATGGCGTTTATTTCCCCTGCACCACCACTTGCGGCAGCCCATGAAGTATTGGTCCCATCGGTTTTTAAATATTTATTTGCACTCGATCCTTGAGACGGCAAAAGTGCGTTCAAAGCATTATTTGCTGTTGTTTGACCAGTGCCTCCATTAGCTATCGCTAGTGTCCCAGTTGTATCAGTGCTTAAATCCACTTGTGACAGAGTTACGTTAGTTCCATTACCACGTAAAACTCTGTTAGCTGTTGTAGCTCCGGAAATAGCGTTCAAAGCTGCCTGTTGGGTGGTTTGTCCTGTGCCACCATTTGCAATTGCTACAGTTCCAGAAACGTTAACTGCCGTTGTGGCTGTTGATGCATTTCCACTTAAACTGGCAATAATTGTTCCAGCTGCAAAATTGCCTGAGGAATCCCGAGCAACAATCATGCTTCCCGTATTAACAGCTGTTGCCGTCGTATTGGCATTCGGCAAAATGCCTGAAACTTCTGTTGCTAAATTTACATTGGAAGTGCTTAAAACTGTCCCATTGCTTTTAACGACACCTGCCGAAGGCACTACTGCAACAGTCCCAGAACTAGGGAAAGTAGCGGTAGAATTAACTCCAGTTCCCCCATGTGCTGTTGAAAGCTGACCAACGAAATCTGCATCCGTAACTGTGCCAGGGGATACAAATGGGCCAAAAACATTCCAATTTGTGCCAGAAAAAGCAAGAATCACACCTTGATAATTTTTATTTAAAACAAGTGACGCTAATCCTCGAATCGTTTCAGCACCATTTGGGGTAATTGTTATGTTATTTGTGGATGCTGCGCCAGACGCGTCTAAAATCAAAAATATTTGCTTTTCCTGACCCGCTGGCAAATTTATACTCGCAGCTCCAGCAACGTTAACTGCTAAAACACAGTCAGCTGTAGCAATTAAAGTATCAGGCGAAGCTGTTATAGTTCTTATTTTCCACTTTTGAAAAGTAGTCCCCTGCGCTGAATCTGCAAGAGATTGTAAAAAAGAACTGAGTTGTAACCAGTTGAGCTCGTTATTTAGAGGTATGGAATAGGTTGTAGGTGTCGCATTACTTGCACCACCTGGCCACTGTTTGCTTATTGGCATTTTAAAAAACCTCTAGCGTGTGATGGAAATACCTGTGAGAGAAATAAGTCTCCCACAGGCAAATCACTTAAGGAGTGCAAAAACCAGTTCAAACCTTAGCTCGCCGCTTCATCATTAATACCAGTGAAAATGATTTGTTTTGCAGGTTCGTGGTTGAAAATGTATTGATCGCTGAACGATCTAATCGCATAACCTGCTTGATTTTGGAGTGGGAAAATTACGTCCTGATTCATTCCAGGCACTTGGAAACTTACTTCAGCACTTCCCGATCGAGACCATGATGGACTATGAAGGGCCATGGCGACCCCTTCTTTCATCATTCTGTGCGGCCTGAATGTCGCTTTACCAGCCTGAGTGTAGAATGTCACAGATTCGAACCCTTGTGCAGCTTCGCTAGACTTGTAAGAATTGTCGTAAACTCGAAGACCAGCTTCAGTGCTTGCAATTGTTGCCCAGCTTCGTGGATTTAGCCATACGTCGAGATCACCTTCGAGATTCCCTTTGTTCACCGCATCAGCAACAGCCTCTTGAAACTTCGATAATGTGAGTTTGCTGTTAAGACAGTCGTATTGGTTAGCAGACCAAAGTGAGTACGCAGTATTGTCAACACCGAAAAGAGTTCCGGTCCTTCTTAGGATATATTCAATCCCGTAATATTCTTTACCAGAGCCTTGTTGACCGTCAAAGCAAAGTCTATGGGAACCCACTGAAGTAGCAGCAACAGGAGTGAAATCCACTTTAAGGACGCCGTATTTAGAATCGACGGCCACTAATTTACCAGAGGCTACAATAACGCCGCTGGAGTTGACTTGATGGATTTTAACACCCTCAAATCCTAACCATATGCCAGCTGCAAAATCTCCAGGAGCAAAAAGGATATACTTGTTTGCGGTATTTACGCCGTTTGTAAATGCAATGCTTCCAAACCGGGTATTGGGAAGTGTTCCTGTTCCGTTTGTGAAAGCTACTCCCCGGTATACTTGCGAAGCGTAAGAAACTGCACCAAGTAAATTTGGAGAACGTCCATAAAGTCTCAAAACCTCTTGAAGTCGATTGTGGGACCGCAAATTGTTACGAACGACATATTTTGTCGCATCGAAAAAGGCTACATCGCCTCCACCTGCAGACCTAGACATCACACCCCAAGGAATAATAGAGGGGAGGACTGAAATATAAGGAGTTACTTCAGTCTGTTTAACTGTCCCTGCAACAGCTGGGTTCAATTCGAAAGCGTCACTAGAATCGGATAATGTAAATCCGACTTCTGCGGTTAAAACTACGGCTTCAACGTATTTTTCACCGACTTTTTGTTTCATGTTGAATGGTATATATTTACTTAATGGCTGATCATCAGCGACCAAGTTGGTTAAATCGCCATAAACTCTTTTGAATGTCTGTAAGACGTCCGCATTACTTGTTTGTGACATATTTTATCGTCCTCTTTTTTTTTATTGTGATTATTTGGATCGGAAGTGAAATCTAACGCACAGAATGCCAGAGGTAGCAGCGTCAAGACCTGTTAAAACCGCTCTCATGGCCAAGTTTCCGTTAGCTCCTACAGCTGCCTGAGTTGTAAGGCTTGAGCTAGTAAGCGTTGCAACAGCAGGGACTGACCTTGGAACATAGGTTCCAGCGTCAAAAAAGGCGTCTGCGCTAAAAAGAGTATCGACTTGACCATTCATGTCGACAATAACGCCAAAGGAATCAATTCCCATCGAAGTAGCGTCAAACTGAGCTATCAAAAACTCGTTGGTTGTTCCAAGGAAGCTATCGATAGTTGTCTGTGCTGCAATCGCTGTAAAAGTTGTAAGAACCGGGGTTCCTACGGGAATTGGAGTAATTGTCGTAGCTCCCGTGATTTGCCATGTTAGTTGTAGTGTGTGAGGGTTGTTTTTCCCTAACTTATCCTGCCAGAAAAATAGTCCTGGAGATGTTCCCATTTTTTTTTACCCTTTATTTTTTTAATCTTCGTTCAATTTTGTTGAAATAATCGTCTGTCGATATGGCTTTCGGATTAGTCTTTTGCGGAACGTTGTCTCGACGCGCATTCATTTGTCTGGCGATCGGTTGACCCGATTTAGCTTCGTTCACAAAATGTCTGCGAATGGCCGCAATTTGATCTTTACTCAGGCTTTTTATGAGCTCGTCTGTGGGAGTAATGGAGAGATACTCTTGCACATCGTCTATGAGGCTTTTTTTCGCTATATCAAGCGCTTTTTGGCTGGCGAGTGGCGTCTGTTTCTGTTCCAGATTAGCGTACATCGCTTCCGCTATGCGGCGAACAAGCCTAGGGGTCTTTTTGCCTTTGTAAGATTCTAACGCGCTCGCTATCTCGTCGTCAACCTCTTGTAATGCGCGATTATTAATCGAAGCCTCAAATTGTTCTCTTTCTCTTTTTGTCATGTCCTCAAGTTGTTTTTCTAATTCTTCAGCACGCCTTTTTTCCGCTCGAAGGGCTTTTTCACTTTCCGGTAAGCTTTCGTATTCTAACTTATTAAGAAGTTTTTTTTCTGCCCACTTTAAAATTGCGTCTTCATTCGCTCCCAATTCCGACAAAAAATCAAACTCACCTTGTGACGCTTTTTCTCGCCGTGCTTGTTCAGCTTTACGAATAGCCGCAGCCTCTGCCATCCTTTTAGCTGCCGCGCTGGCATGAGAATACCCTCTTTTGAGCTCGTCTATGTCAACCTCGAGCTCTTTCCCGTCGACTGGAACCCTGTACTTCTGGGGTGCTGTTTGTTGTGGTTCTTGGGTCGGTGTGATTTCGTTTTCCATTTTTTGTTTCCTCTATACGTTTACATGCAATATCAAAATATTTTTTTTCTTTTTCTATACCAATAAATCTACGTCCGGTGTTTAAGCAAGCTACGCCAGTTGAACCGCTACCCATGGTATTATCAAGGACAACTTCACATTCGTTCGTATACGTTTTGATTAAATATGCAAGTAGTTCCACTGGTTTTTGCGTGGGGTGATATCCTAACTCTTTTTTATTGTCTGCTTTAATTTGTATGATGCTACAAGGATTATGTAACCCATTATTGACTGTGATTCGTACTTTACCATTATTTCCATGCTCAGTATGTGCTCCATGACCTTTTGTACGCTTGGATATAAAAGGATTACCTTTCCTAAATTGTTTATTAAATGTCGGAAGTTTTTTGTAAAAAACCATTATATCTTCATGGCGGCGCAAAGGCATTTTGTTTGCGTTTAAGGCTCCTGTATATTTATTTACTTTGTCCCATACCAAAGAATATCGGAAATATTTTTCGCAAGACAAAACCATAGAGCTAGTAAATGGCTGACAACCAAATAAAACTGAAAGTCCATTTGATTTAAGAAGTCTCCAGTAGTGTTTCCACAGAAACTCAAACGGTATGACTACATCCCATTTACATGCTGTAGTTCCATAAGGCAAATCACACAAAATCATATCCACCGATCCATCAGGAATTTCATTCATGAGCTCTAAGCAGTTACCGTGCATTAACCAGGGGTATTCTTGCATTTATGCCTCTAATAAAGCACTATTATTTCTATATTCACTGGCGAAGTTGGAACAGGATCGAAAAAGGCTCTTACAAAAACTTTCCCATTTTCCGAAAACCCCCAACTAAGAGGACGTGCCAGGGAGCTAGTTACATCAAGCACCCTTCTCACTCGTACTTCTGTTGGCCTTCTCGATACGTCTGTAGGGATATTCAAATTCACATTGTGGGATATTGAGATTTTTTTTATCTCACAGTCAAAGTTATCGCTATAAGTGATGCCATTTCGTAATGATCGCAGTGTTAATTCTGCAAATTGGGCATTGAAGTTGATAAAATCTTGCAGACTTTGTCCAGCTTCTGTTGCGAGTGCTTTTGTTGTCTCAAAAATCCTCTGTATTGTGATTTTTGCCATGTTTCAAGAATTCCTGAATTTGCCAAACTGTTTAGCCTTGCCAAAAGTTTGGGAGCCCATCATTTCCTCGGCACCCTCTTTTTGATCGATATTTTTCCCTGGCATTATAAAAAAATGTTCAGCACCTTGCAAATATTTATTTTTATAAGGGTTTTCTCGAAGGTGAACCCTGTTTGCATAACTCAATGCCGCAAGAGCGTCACAATGCCCAATACCCTCTGGACCCTCAAACCTTTCGAAGTCCGTTCGGTTTTTGTTAAAAACTCCGCCTCGGATCGATTTGATTAAAAATTTGCATCGAGGATGTATCTCAATTTGATCTAGTTCGAATAAATTTGACATACTTTGCACACCTGCCAGCCAGTCGCTTTTTGGCGGCAAATTCCAATCTGAACCGATCATATCGTGAATATCGACTAACGTTTGACCCGGAACGTCTGCAGTTTTCGCGTGCCATTCTACATCCCATTCTTCCAGGGATTTTAAAATTTGATAAGTGGGTGTATTGCGAAAAAAAACTTTTTCATCCCAAATGAGTAACTTATTTTGAGCGTAATTATACGTATGCCACAGTGCTACGGTTAAATCTCTCACGCCACCCCAATCGATCGTCAAATGATGATAGGCATCGCGTGGGAGGAAAAATTCCTTTACGTGGCGGTTAGGGTCAAAGCTTGGAATCACCACTTTACTCATCACACGAATGATTTTTGCTAGATATTCACGCTTCCAAGCATCAGTATGCTCACCTCCGCAACGTCTTTTAGCCTCGTCAATTTGCGCTGGAGTAATCGAAGGACTGTCGTATACGGTATATTGGAAAAGCGTCCCTAATTCTTCTGCTTCGCTTAAAATGCGTGTATGGAGTGGGTGGTCAGGTTCCTCCGAGGGCGAGCTCACAAATATCTCGCACCCCTTTGACCTTAATAATTGAGGACCCAAAACAGAATCAACACCATAACTAAAATCGTCTCCTTTAACAAAACCGCATTCCTCGTAAATAATAAGGGAAGCATTCCCACCACGATTCCCGTCAACATAAGCCCTCTCTAGAGCTCCGAGACGTAGGCTAGAACCATTCCAGAGGTTGTATCTGTATTCTGATTTTACGGGCCATATAATACCCTCTGGAGCGTCTGCGATGATCGATTGCAAATTGTCGTTAACTAGATCGTGACATTGCGTGTATGTCGGAGCTATCACCCTCGCAATCTTATTAGGGTTTCGCAACAAATACATAAGAGCATGCACACACGCCCAATATGTTTTCCCAATCTGTCTAGAGCTCAAAATACATATTTTGCGTGCGTGCGTCATATTCACAGTTCGTGAAATGCTGCGCTGTAATCCGTCGAGTTTATAAGAGAGCTCGCCTCTCATCCAAAGCGATTTTTTAATATCGCCGTAACTTATTTTATTTTCCATCTAAAAAACATTTAAGCTCGTGGGTGTCAGTTTCCGAGAGACATTTGAGGGTTTTTGTTTTGCATCCTTCGTTTTCGCACCACAAACTTACAATCTCAATTTTTCGGTATAAATCGATAGGAATGGGCGTAGGAATAGGAGATGGAGTAGGCATGGGTTGAGTTTCTGCCAGGGCTGAAACAACAAAGGCTACTGCCGCTCCTATAATTATTCCGAGGCTTAATGTTTCTACAAAATATTTCATTTTTTACCTTTCTGGTCTTGGTTTTAATCCTAATAAATCATCTATTTCATCTTGTATTTTTTTAAATTTAGGATTTTTACGATCTAGGTTCTTCAATTCGAAACTTAATTGATCAAGTTTATCTAATTCATTAGGGGTTAAATAAGGTTTATTTCTTTTTGGATAACTATTTTTTAATCTTTCTTCATGATTTTTTACAAATTGATTCCATTTTGCTTGTGCTTCATTTTGTTCTGAAACGCCTCCGGGTAATATATTTTGATGCGGGCTTGCAGTTTGGTCTCTTTCGCTTGTGTAAGGATTGTGTTCGCTCATTTATTAAATGCCTCTTTGTTCTTTTTTGCGGTAATCGCATCTAAAGCGTCGCAAAGATTGCGATAAGCATGTTCAGTTACCTCTGTAATCTGATCAATCTCGATTTGATCAACTAAATAATTTGCTGTTTCGTATAAATTTTCCCAAAGTTCATTCATTTTAAACACCCTAATAAATTCGTAAGCCAAAGGTATATAAAAAAGCCAGCGGCCATTCCACCCAAAAATGCTGCAGCTGTTTCGCTCATTCTTCTATGTCACCCATCGTACATCGCCTCATCTAGGAAAATTTGGCATTTTAAAAATTCCTTGGACGCGTTTTATTTTCTTTGATGATTCTTCTCGTTCGCGCAGTGTGTTCCTCAATTTTAGCTAAGTGTCTCGTAATTTTCTCCAAAGATTGAGCGATTTCAACGAGAATTTTAAGCAAAACGGAGGGCCTCCAATTTCAAATTTCGATCGAATTTGGCATACCTTCTATAAGCGCGAGTAGTTTTTCTGTGGGAATTTGTTTGAGACTTTCTTGTTCGACTATTTTATCAGATTTGGGGACTACTTTTCCAACCATCCTGTCAAGAACGAATTGCAATTTTTGGACATCGCCCTCGCGTGCTGCAGAGATGATAATACTAGCAAGGGCAATGTCTCCTACCGTCGTGCCAGGGTCTTGGATTAACGCCATGAGCTCGTCGCGATTACACCCCCAGAATATGCTCAGGCGCCTTCTTATAGTTTCCGGGGTCTGTCTCACGTAAGAGTGCGTTAAGGGCTTCACAATTTGCGTTTCAGCGCTTTCGTTAGTCTTAGGCGGTTTTTGTGTGCCGCGACGCGAGCGCGCTTTGCGATATATTGTCATTTACACTCTAGGCGTTAGTGCTTCGGCTGATTTCGAGCCACTTGGTGCCAGACCACAATAGCGTTAGGGTGTCATACTGATCCGGAGCCCATGTAGCACTCAACACACAGTTACCACTAGATAAAAGTTGTGCCTTTGTTGACGATCCGCTCTCAAAACTCAGGTATAGAATCTGCCCGACGATCCAGCCATTTTGGAATGAAAACGTGCGGTTAGCCGCAGTTGTATTGTCGCTTGTGAGCCTAAGATAAGCGGTTTTATTATTTAGTATTACAATTTGGTCGTCAGCAATTAAAACCGCATCTTGTACAATATTTCCAAGGGGTTCTCCTTGTACCAGGTAGCCATCTCTAAAATTACCCATTTTGTGATAACCTCTTATTTTGATTTAGTTTTGTAAAACTCTATGACCTGCTGCATATCTTCCAGGATTTCAATTTTTTGTGCGAGCGTTGAGTTGAGATGATGCGCTTGTGTAAGTGCCCGCGTATTTTCGACAATTTTTTGGTCGATTATTTTCCTTAAAGATACCGCAGTTTTAAGTAAGAGGGCAAGAAAAAAAAGGGTGGTGAGAGAGGCGCCGAAGGCGATGGGTCCCAGTGTGTCCATACAAACTCCGAATGAGGCTCACGATTGAGGTGGTAAAAACACTTGTTATATACCAGAGTTGGAAGAATATAATCATCTTTTGATTTGAATTTCAAGCTATTTCTCGTTTATTTTTGAAGTGTATGAGGCTCACTCTTTTATTTATTAATTCGATTACTTATCCTTGTTGTGAGCCGCTGAGCCTCAAGCTTGTTTAGTGAATGAGGCTCACTGTTTTTACTGTATTTTCCGTATCTTATTTCTTATTTTTCTCCTTTGAGATATGTAATACGTAATTTATATATATCGCGAGAGG